CCATGATGTCGTCACGGTTACTTTCGATGTCCGACATCATCATTGATACAGTCCATACTATAGCTGCACCTTGAGTAATGAGACCTAAGATTAACCCTATTGATAGATTATTGTTAATCATCTCTTTGCTCATGGGTACGTCTTTCGATCAAGTTCGAAGTGAGGTGCATCATAGAAGTTCTTCCAGTCACCACCCCATACGATAGGAATTTCGAGTTCTTCTGCTGCTTCTTTCATAGCTTCAGCCATAAGCTCAAACCGTTCTAGGTCTTCCCAATCGACAGGATAAGGAACCATGTCTACAGCATGACCTGTGATGTGTCGTGAGTTCAAAGTAGTTGACTTACCAGCCTTGAGTAGCTCTCGTTGACGGTTGATGTGACGGATACCTTCGATGACTGTAAAGTCAACCTCAGTAATCTCAATGGCTCTCTTGACTACAGCGACCATATCAGGGTTAACGCCTGACAAGTTCTGTAGACTGCGTGTACCTAGTTTGTAGGGCATTAGCTATTCCTTATTCTGGTTTAGTAGGCCAAGTTACACTATGGGGGAAACCCGATTGGTCAGTAATTGACAATAGTGAAATACGATAGTCAGCCCATTCAGTCTGCTTATCTGTCGTCATGTCAGCCCAACGAAGTGGGTTACTCACAACGGGATCAACTTCAGAGAGTAATTTAAAGCCTCTTTCGTTTCTTATTGCCGCTGCCGCTGTTGCGTCTAGCTCGTCTTGTGTGGGGGGTACATACGCAATTACGTTATTCTTTTCAGCCATCTTAGCTAGGAGCGCACTGTTATCTATTGTCATATCTGTGTCAGAGGGATCAAGTGTGTAAGGTATCCAACCGTAATCGGGGTGGTTTATCTCACAGTCAATACGGGTGCTGTCGATATATTTTGCATTACGGTAATTCATTACGAAATCCTCAAGAATAGTGTCATACGAGTGTTAAAGCCGGTGAAAGCTGATTCTATGACCCCCATTGCTCTCCAAGTGCCGGAGGGGTTTGAGCCAGAACCGGGTAAAATGTTGTTACCGGATGAATGAGCAACGCCACTAAACACTAGGCTTGAGCCTGAGTAACTAGCACCCTCAGTTATATAATCAAGTTCACCCGTAGCTGTTCTGGCACACCAAGCGTAAGTACCTACCGCGTCAAGACTTGTGGGCTGGGTGTACGGAGTAGAATTAGCTTGAATAGCCGCCTTAACCTTAGCTGGCGACACAAGACTTTCAGTAGTCCCCGTACCAGACTGCCAAGAACTTGTGGATTGATCTCCGATAAGACCCGTCTGACTTCCGCCAGAAGATACCACCAAGGTGTCATCAAAGATACGAAAGGCATCTGAACTTTGATCTAAGTATCCTATACTGATCCACTGGTCGTCGGCCTCTGTCCTCATCTTCAATGTGTTATTCCCCGTGTCATACCATAACATATTTGCGTATGTAGTGAGAGGGGCATCGGGGCCAGATGAAGTGCTACCAAGTGCTTTTAATGCGCTGTTAATATCCGATCTAGCAGAGGAGGCTGTTTGATTAGCAATGTCTAAGTCATGTTGGCTCATAATAGCCCTTTCTATTAGTATTCAACTGTAACACTAAGTTGTGTCACAGAGGGTGTAAAGTCTGTATTTTCGCTTTCCAAAACCGCCTTAAACCTAAACGCACGTCCTGTAACAAAAGCACCGTTAGCTGGGACATAACTTCCCCAAGTTGGCGTACCTGCGGGGTCATCGGTTGTCGCTGATACAAACACCGTAACAGATGTATCACCAAATCCAGAGCTTTCCTCCGTCCATGTGTCCCACTCATCAGGCCAAGTATCCCAAAGACCGGGGATGTCATCCCAAAGAATACCCCCTGAATCTGAAATTCGCGTAAAGGTGCGCTCTCCCGTGACCCTAGCACTACGAGTGGAACCTGTGTCAATGTAATCACTAAAGAAGTATTCCCCAATAGGTTCAGCCGCTGAAGTATCGTCAATTCTCAGGGCGCTATTAGCCACGACTGTATTGGACTTAACGCCTAAGAAGTTGGGGTCTTCTGTTTGCAGATCACTCTGCCCCAACTCTGGTAACTCAGAGGGGTACACAATAACTGTAGTTGGGTTAACACTAAAGTTGTCTTCTTTGTCGTAAGCTCTAATAAGAAAAGTCCCAGAACGTGCGGGAACTGTTGCTGAGGTAGCTGGACGACCAATCTTCTCAATAATAGTCGTAGAGTTAGACCAAGCAGCACCTGTTGTGTTTGAGTTGTGTTTAATCTCATAGTGGCTTAAGTCAGCGTCAGTGATAGGGGGCCACGATAGAAATAATGTACCCCCAGATAACTCATGGGTAATACTAGCAACATCAGAGGGATCACCAATAAAGGCGTTAATTTCCACATTAACCAGGTCTTCAAACTCCCCCTTGATGCCAAAGGTGTTTATAGCCCTAGCTCTAAAGTCATAGTCAGCAACTTGTAAGTCTCTTACCTTAAACTCACCCAGCGGCCCCTGACCAAAAGAGGAGTAGGTTGATTCAGTTGATAGCTTGTACTCTACTTCTACATAGTCAATACCCTCTGGGCGACTTGATGTAACTGTAGCCACAGCTATATTAGATACTTTTTGGTTGCTAACCACCGCCTCAGCTAACACGGACAGTCCGACAGAGGGAACACTAAAGGGTGATAGGAGGGTTGTATTATCTCTTTCGTACACAACACCATCATCAACTTCATCATATACAGATTCAGCAGTTTCCCGTAGGGTCATCTGTGTCTGTAGGTCAAGTCCATCAGTAAGCCCAAAGTTCCAAGATACAACCTCAAACTCTTTGTTAGTCCAACCAAAGCGAGAGTTAGTCAAGCGGATGTTGTCACCAACTTGTACCTGAAGTGTCTTTAGCCCAAAGGAAGCACTAACAGTAAGCTGCTGTCGGTTACGCTCCAGCGAAATTCTAGCAATGCGTCTAGCCTCAATAGAGTTATCTGTAAATGGTAGATCAACATCAGCTACGGACTCCTGTCCACCATCAGCGGTAACAAAGGCTGCATTAGTTACTTGTGGGTAGTCTGTAGTCTGCCAGTTACTTTCTTCACCACGGAATGTACCCTTGACAGTATTGAAGTTATTCCTACGGGAGTGACGTGTGGATACACTGACACTAGAACGTAAGTCATCCTCATTAAGATCAAGTACAGGTGCAGTCCAATACGCTGGCTTCATTCTCCAGCTACCTTGAGCATACCACAAGCTACCGTCCATAGAAGTCAAGAGGGAATTTATCATGTCGTAAGGAGTAGAGGCTGTAGTGAAAGCACCATTACAAGTATAACGTGTTGTACCCGCATCTGTATTAGTCTGGTCACATATATTAGCAGCAGTAATGACCAAAGCATCATCAATGTTAGCTGTGTCTTCAGCTATACCATAAGAGGACGTTAGGTAGTCCCTCAAGCATAAAGCTGGGTTATCTGACCATGCTGTCGTTGATGTACGAGGGTCATAGACTTTCTTACCACTGATGGTAGCTGTGATCTCAGGAATACCATTGGGGAATACATCAGCATCAAAGGCTAACCGTACATACATATAAGCAATACCACGGAGCCTGTGTTCAGTAGTCCAGTGGGCAGACTCATCTACAAGGAAGGTATCAGCAGTTTGATCTGGTGAACCCAAGTGTAACTTGATGCGGATTTTACCGTTGTACTTACTTGGGGAGGTAACATTACCACTACCGTCCAGCGTAGCTAACTCATCGTTAATATAGATTTCATCAAAGGACTGTACCTCATGCCCAGCGACAGCAACAATACGATGTAAGTACTTGTTGTTCTCACCTGTGGCTTCATCGTATATACGAGCGCCACCAACACGAACCTTACCATAGATAATCTGATGGTCTAGTGCTGTGCCAATAGCTGTAGTTTGATAGCCACGGTTAGACCCTCCGATACCACCAAAAGAAGGCTTGGGTGTGAGCGCACGGAGGGCTGCACCAAGGACTACTTGTGTGGCAACACCAATAGCAATAAGTGTCAAAGCACTCATACCAGCAATAGTTGCGGCAGAGACCCCAAATGCGGTTAACGTGCCGACTGCAACAGCAGTAAAGACAACCATATTATAATACCTTCTCGTATTTGGTTTCTATCTCATGGTATCCCATGCGAGTAAGAAAGTTTCCAATGGGGTTCTTTGCAGATGAAGACGCGAGAACTCTATAGATTCCATCTTCTTTCATGCAAGTCTCTACAAACTTAAACAGTCGTTTACCAACTGTAGACTTTCTGTAGTCTTTATGGACATACACTGCATCGTACACACCCATAGGATCAAACTTAGATGTCAAAGGCGCTACGACAAGAACTACAAAGTACCCAATCAATAGTCCATCTTTTCTAGCGGTGAAGAACTTAAGATGTCCAGCTTCCTCTAAACGAAAGTATTCATCCCAGTTTATATGAAGCTCTTGTGTAGGATGACCTGACTCGTCCCACTCAAGTATAGCTAAGGGGGCAACTTCATCTTCTACAAGGTTTAGAAACTCTTGTTGA